TGCGGTCAGTTGCGCGGCTTGCTGCTTGGTAGCGTCGAAGACTGTTGGTATCCCACCGGGGGGTTGTTGTGCTTTCTGCGCCAACTGCTTTGCAATTTCCGCAGCCTGTTGCTGCACCTGCTGCATGGCTATCGCATCCAGATACGTCGGTGCAGGCACGGGTTGCTGACCCGGAGCACCGGGTACGGTGTGCTGCTGCGCGGCCTGTTGCAACCCCTGTGGGTTGGTGGCGTACGCTGAAGCCAGTTGATTTGCGCTGGGCTGTAGTGGGTTCATATTCATGCCCCTGTGAGTACGTCTTTAATGCCCGAGCCGCCTTTAAGCAGCGCAGCGATCTTCTGTTCTAGTGTCAGTTCGGGCTGCACGACGCTCTGCGCCTGAATCGGCAAGCCCTGCAATAGACCTTGCTGGAACTTGATAGCCTGACCCGGCAGGGCGGCTTCCTCGTTGAACTTCTGCATGTCAGCAGCGAGTCCGGCTTGGTCGATACCCTGCTGCACGTTGCCTGCATTGAGTTGCGTATTTACGTTGGCACGCTGCTCGTTACCGACTTGGGCACCGAGGTTGCCCGCTGTGGTTGCTCCGCGTAGCGCGGCGTCGAGCGCATCCAGCCCGTACTTGGCACCGAACTGCTTTGAGCCTTCCGCTTTTGTTGCTTCAAACTGGCGGGATGCTTCTTCAGCCTGCTGGCGCTGCAAGCTCTGTGCCTGCGACTGGTTGAACTGGTCACGCGCGCCTGCGAACGCGGTGTCGTAACCCTTGCCGGTGATGCTGGCGATGTTGTCCAGCAGGTTGCGATCACCTTCGGCTTCCATGACTGCCTGTCGTCCGCCACCAAACGCACCGGAACCGACCAGACGCTTGGCATTGGTCATGCGCTGGATTTCTGCTTGCCGGCGCGCTTCTGCTAGTTGCGGGTCAAGTGACTGTTGCAGGTACGGGTTCATGTACTTGCTTACTTGGTTGCCTGTGAAGTCGTTGCCAGTGAACTTTGTGGCGTCCTGTGCTGCGGTCGGGTCGTATTTCATGCCCCGCGCTTGATTGGAAATGGAAGCGGCCGTGTCCGCCGCACCCGTAAGGTTCGCATTCACGCCAAGGTTCCCCGCACCCATAAACGCCTGTGTCTGCAGCGCCGACGGTCCCGCTACGCGATCGCCTTGATACACGTAGTTTGTCGGATTGGCAATCATGTCCTCGCTGACTGCCTTGCCCTTACCTAGCATGTCCGTGACATACGGCCCCGCCCAGTTGGACAGGCTAGACTCAATAGAAGGAGGTGCAGGTGCAGGTGCAGGTGCAGGTGCCATGCCTGTGGTGGTAGCGCCGCCGATATAAAAACGCGGTACTGCGTCTGTGATACCGCCAGACGCAGTACCGCGTGACTTCAGTCCGGGAAGGAACTTGTCGGGGTTAATCTCTTTTCCCTGCTTGGGGTTGCCTGTACGCGCCTTGCGAATCGCGGCCATTGCCTGATACAGCTTCTTGGCACCCGCGTCGGAGTTACCGTTGCCCAAATGCGACACAACGTCAGCGGGCCAGACAAACTCACCATGCGCTAGGCGCGCAGGTTGTTTACCGTCAATAGTGGCGGGGACTTGATCTGCCATACCATCTGTATTCCCCTGCAAGTAGTGCGTTGGACCTCCGCGTGCATAGCCGACAGCCATTTCGTTGCCGGAACCAAAAATACCCGCGTCGAACCCCTGTCCGTCGATCTCACCGCCTTCTGCCAGCTTCTGCGGCAGTGAGACTGCCGGTATGCCCGCCGCTAGTTGGGCTTCTGCTTCCGCTTCGGCTTTGGCTTTCAGCGCTGCTTGGATACCCGCTGCCTTGTCAGGCGTAGAAAACGAGCCGCCCGTGAAGTTGGCAGATGTGTAGTTGCGGCCGTGGTTGCCACCAGCCGGTGCTGCGATCTGGGCACGGTTGAACACGTAGCTTGGGATACCGCCTTGGTAGCCTACGTTGCTCTGCTTTGGGCCCTCGAAGGCACTCTTCAGGCCAGCAATGCTCAGTCCCAGCGCGCCGAGGTCCTTGATGGCCTTGTTGATGTCGGTGCCGCCCTTGGGGTCCTTGTAGCGATTCAAAAGTTGGTCAACCCAAGAACCGCCACTACCGTCGCCTGTCGTGTCAATGGTGTCGTCTGCGTTGTCGCCAGCGTTGTTGATTCTACCTTCTTCAACGGCCGCGTTGTGCATCTCGTCGGTGATAACGGGAATCTTGGGAAAAAAGACCGTGGGGTCTTTTCCCATCATTTCTTCGTAGTTCTTGGCGGCTTCGGCTTCGCCCACATCGCCGCCTTCGTCGTAGCGTTTAATTCCGTAAGCCATTTCAAGCCCTCGCGTTAATGAGTCCGAGCAAATCTGCTACGGAACTGTTAGTGGGCGAAGACGCTGCCCGGTCAAAATAATCTGGTCCCAATTCTACGCCCGCCCAAGAGTTTTGAGTAGGGGCTGCAGCGGGCGCGGCTTGCCCACCACCACCACCACCACCACCACCGCTGATGGATGCCAAAAGTGCGTTGATGTCTATGCCACTAACACCAGTTGCCTTGGTATCCGCATCCGACGAATCAGCAGCAATGTTCGCGCCGCTCGGCTTACTACCACCGGAAATAGTTTTTACTATTTGGTTGGTAAGCGATGTGGGGATACCCTTTACCGCATTTACTGCGCTGTTGACCTGCTTGTACCCCGGAGTGTTTTTTATAGCTGTTTCCGCAACCCTGACAGGCAGGCTATTGCGGTCTAGCCCCGGAATAATCTGACCACCACCGCTACCGGGGATACTAAATCCGCCGATGTCAATTTTGTCCAGCCCCGCATCTTTGAAGTACTGGCTAGCGTCTGCTGACAGGTCTTTGAATGTGTCCGAGCCTGTTACTACGTTGCCTGCGGCGTTAGTCAGGAGCCCCTGCGCGTTTACCTTACCAGTGGTGGCAAGCTGCTTTGCCGCGCCACTAGCCAGATTTGTGAGCGCTCCGGTGACGTTATCAACCAGCCCCGAACCCGATAGTGCGCCCTTTGCAGCACCACCAACAAAGTTGCCCGCCGCGTCACCTAGGTATGACATAGCGATACCCTTGGCGACCTCTGCCGGGTCTTGCCCCTGCGCAATGTTGTTCCCAGCCAGCAGTGCCATCGTTACGTTGGGAGGAACGCCGTAGGCGGCAGCGGCCATACTGATGACCGTCTGTGCCAGCTTGCTCTTGGACACGACTTCACCCACGTGGCTGATAGTGTCACTCAGGAACCCACTGTTGGAATTGCGCTTGTGATCCCAGTCATTGGGCTGGTTGTCTACGCCTATCTGGCGCGCATCTGGTTGGTAGTTAGTACCATGCTCTTTATTGTAAGCATCCAGAAGCCCCTTATAATCACCGTCGAGGTTTGTCTTCAGTGTCCTAGTGCCGTCGTCTGCATTCCAAGGGCGGTCAATTTCATAATACCCCGCATCCTTCTGCATCTTCACGAAGTTGGGGTCGTTCTTCTTGAAGTTGTTATATGCGTCCATCCACTGGGGGATGCCCGCTGCCTTCTGCTTGGCAAGCTCTGTTTGGTACGCGCGCTCATCCTCTGCCCGCTTGGTTTGCGCAGCAACCTGTTCCGGGGAAAATTCCATGCGATAGTTTGGGATTGCGTTCATGGCTTCACCTTCAGCACTTGGCTGGCGGTTGTGTCGCGGTACACGTCACCAGAAATAAGGTTCGCCAAATCAGCGACCACAGGCAACGAGTCCACGTTCAGGTTCAAACTGGCCCCGTTGATGGCGTGCACGCTCACCAACTGGCGGAAGAAGTCATTGAGCACCTTGTTGAAATCGGCCTGCCAATCCGGCGTCCACTCTTTGGGGGGCTGTGGTAGTACGGGGGCGGTAACGGCCTTGGCTTTTATCATCCTGCTCTCCCATCTGGGCGAATATCAATGCGCGTAGCGCCTAGCTGCCACTGCACGTCTAACATGTCTGAACTGATCTTGAAAGCCATCTGCCGCCCGCGCACGCGTGTATATATCTGCCCGGTAAACTGCTCAATCGTTACTGCTGATGTACGTGTTACCGTAGCGTAATTGGAACCTGCCACCGATGCGGGGTCTGTGTACCCAGAGCCAGAGTTCTTTAGTGGGTATAGTGTCATAGTCAACTGCGGCATAGCTGCAGTTGAGCCCGTAAAGTTGAGGTCCGGTAGTATGCGCCACACAAACCCGTAGTTGTGCCCATCCCCAATGTCGAACTCAGATGATAGGATGTAGGCGTCCATAGCAACGGGCGTGCCTGTCGTGTTGTCATTCAGCCCCGTCTCGTGGTTGACAAGATTCAGGCTATAAGTAGCCCCGATAGGGGCCGTACTTAGCCCCGAGTCAATCCACGCTGTGCGCGCCATCTCGCCGTAGTACCAGACGTCCTCTTCGTAGTTGTAGACAACGTAGGCAGAGATTGCCGTCTCCCCGGCCTTGCAGTACCACCACCAGACTTCATTGAAGCCTTCGTTGGTTCCTGCGAACGTCTGGTACGCCTCAGACAGCGCGATGTCAGAAAAGATGTACTGGCGTAGGTCACAGCGCTGGGTATTCGCCCGACCATCGTATTTGTAGAACTTGTCCACGCCCATCCAAAACACCCCGCCAGCCGAGTTTGTCATGGCGTTGGGGCCAATGATGGAGATGTTGTTCGCCAGCAACTGCGCACCCCACACTTCGGGGTAGCCAAGGAACTGCATAGAGTAGAGCGCAACGTCTGTCCAGACTAGAATTTCCTGACGGTTCTGTAGATACCCAACAATGGTAGAGCCATACGATAGGCGCAGGAAGCCAGACTGGTTGGTGCTGGCAGGCGTCCATTGTGTTACGGACTCTTGATCAGACCAGCGAATCAACATGGGGTCAAGCGTAGTACTGCCCGCTTGGTTGCATCCAAACGTAATAACGAAGCGCGACACATCTGACACCGTGCTGCACAAGACCTTGGTGGGTACGTCAGAAGCCCCCGGCAGCGTCGTTATATTGACGGCGCGCACGGATGTACCCGCAGATGAATCCCAGTAGTAAAGCCCGCCCGTGCGGGGGTTAAACACCAAATCCTCGCCGAAGTTTGTCTGTGACCAGATGCGCAGGGTGTCCAGCGCCCCTGCGCCGCCGCTCCACGGGCCGGAACTCCATGAACCGGAACTCCAGCCGCTCACCGAATTGGTCGTAGCGGGGCCAGTATTTATCTGGTAAGCTGCGCTAACCGCCGCGCCGCCGTTCGCTGTGTCAGAGCCGTTGGCAGTGACCGCTACTTGGATAGTGAACGTCGTGGCCGACGCGGTACGTATCTGGTACTCTTTATTTAGTACCACTGCGGTCACATTGCCCCCAAGACTGACAGCCCCACTGAACGTCACAAAGTCATTGACCAAATACCCGCCAACGGCATCCGTCACAGTGATAGTGCTGGAGCCATTCGTGGCTACAAAGGGGTTGTTCAATACCACTGTTGCCCGAAGCGGTGTGATGTCGCTGTAACTGCCGCCGTTCTCGACGTACATCTTAAGGTTGGTACCCACACCTGTGTAACGGAAGCCTGTCAGCGCAACCCACTGCCACAAGGAGCGGCAGATACCTAGAAAGGTGTTGGCGGAGATGCGTACCCACCCGCCTATTTTTTCCGGTGTTCCTTGGCGAAACCGCACGAGGTTGGACTCATAGAACCCGCCCTCGTTGGTATATCGCGTATTTTCCCGGTTGACTCCGGGCTTGAACGACAGTTTGGTGAGCATGATTACCTATCTTACGGCGGAGTGTTCAGCGTGTCACGCGCGTCATCATACTGTTTGTAGCACCCGAGTAGCGCACCCCTTATTGCTTCAGCGCGGAGGGCTTCGTCAACAAATCCAAACGATGCAGGAAGTTTGGGGACGTCACCGCCTCCGGCAGCTTGTCCAGCACTGACAGACGTGGGGGCGTTGCTGTCGGTGGCGTTAGCGGCTCCGATGGACGTGGCGGACAGACGCACCCTGAGATCATCAGCGTAAGCAGTAGCGGTAGCGAGTTTTTTAGCATCTTCTTTCCTTCGGTTGTCGGCAACAGTCTGTAGCGCGCTCTCCTTCTTGCGGTAGGCGTCAGCCACATTGTTGTATGCGATCTGCGCGGTGAGCACCGCTTCAGAGTGTTCCTTCTTCAACTCGGCAAGCTTGGTTGCCGCGCGGTTCACTTCCAACTCAAGCCGGTTGTTTTTCCAAGCGCAGGAGAAGTTCGTCGTCAGCAACGCAATGATGATGATGCCAAAAATGGACTTCGGGATGTAGTCGAGCGGGTTCATGCCCGCACCTCGGGCGCAAGTATCTCTAGCCAAACGTCTTCACCCGCGCGCAACGAGGGCACAACGATGTCACGTAGCAGCTGCAGATTAAACTGGCTGTGCGCTACCGTACAGACGCCGTTGCGCTCGCCGGGGAGCAGACACCCTTCGGTGTCGAACTGCGTGTTGCCGCCGTGGATGCGGATGTACTGAAAGCCGGGGACTTCCGTGACAGTCAGCGTGTCGGCCCCGAAGCGGCTGCTGTTCTCCAGCGCAAGCTGGTATTTACCAACGGGGATAGCTGTCTTGCCGCGCTGTTTCCACAGCGCGGGTTCCATGCCCGGAACCTCTCGTGCCTCGTCTTCAAGGATGTCACAGATGAAGTCCAAGCCACGGAATAGCTTGGATAGCGTTGCGCCCCCTACCGAGGGTTCACGAAACTGCATTAGTAGTAACATGTTTCTTCCACCTTTTCTTCACTATGCGGCCGCACTCCAGTGCGTACACTGCTGCGGCGATAGCGGCGACTTCAAGCCCGCTGGGGATGACTTCTTTTGTGGCAGTGTACGCACCTGAAAGCGCCCCAATGCAAATGCCCGCCAATGAAATACGCTGAACCAGCGTATCCTCAAATGAAGGGTGAAAAACTGCAAGGCACGCCACAGCGGCGATTACTAGCAGCGCAACTATTGTCACGGCGTTATCCACGATTACGCTCCTAACTTGCGCTTCAGGACGTCGAGGGCCGACTTCCACAGTTCCGCAATCGGTGTTGCTTGTATGGTTTCCCATATTTTTGCACAAATAGCCATCCCAAAAAGCCCCAGCAAAAACCCACTGAGTCCTTCAGGAAGCCCGGTTTTTCCAGCAGCCCACGGCGTAGAGTATAGGCTAACAATAGCGCCGCCGACAGCCATCGAAATGCGTTCCAGCCAAGACCCCTTCACAAATGTAAGCGACGCGCAGGCCCCGGCAAACCCTGCCAGTTTGGTGATGTAGACGTCTGCTTGGTCAGGCGTAGGCATATTACTGGCTCCAGTTTAAGATTCTTTTATTTTACTTGTAGTTGCGCTCGGTGCAACCCGATATTCAGGAGGTAGTTGTGAACGCGCGCGTTCACTCTCGTAGCTGCCCGCACAGTGGCTCTTGTCCCCGAATAACGCTGCAACGGCGTCAACCGCTTTGCGCATAAAGCCCCAGAAGTGTCCGTCCCGCTCCATGCGGTAGACAGCGGATGACATAGTTTCGTCCGCCCATCCGCCAAAGAACAGGGTGTTAAGGAGTTGGTCTACCGCAATAAGGTTCTGCCAAACCCAAAACTTCAGCCGTTTCATACCCACGCCAGAGCCGGTAGTTCCGCCATTAGCGCGTCCGTAGACGCAGGCATGGGGCGTTGTGCAGTCTGTACCGCCGCCATTATTGTGTACAGCGCGTCCCACGTAGCGGCACGTAAGTCTTTGGCCCGTTGCCCTTCGCTGGAGAATTTGACAACGCTGCACCCTGCGTACTCTGAGGCACTTCCAATGGTGTCATAGCCCCGCGTTTGCGCAAATGTGTCCAGCCGGGCCTGCACCTCAACCTTTACGGCCTCGATAATCTGGTTGTCCGTCATGGGGGTCTGTACCCAAGGAAGCGTCCACTGGTTGCCAACAAAAGCGGGCGCGCCCATTGATACCGTGCACCAAGGCTGCGCCGCAGGTTGCATATCTGGTACTGCCCACGCGTATCGGGGGATACTCTCTGGCATTGGGGTCGGGTACGATGTATCCGGGTTATTGCGCCGGATGGCGTACTCACTCTCTACGAGTGCCGTTTGAACATTTATCCACATCAGAAATTACTCCCAAAGAATAGGTTTGCACCACCAGTGTTGTCTGCGCCGATGCCGATATTCAACGATGCGACGACGTTTGTGGATGTCGTTGCCAGCGTACCGGGGGACTGACTGCCCGTAGCACTGCTGTTGTACAGAATCTGGAAGTTAAACAACCGCGCGTTCGCATCATCGCTGTTAGCCCAAGTCGAAGCCGTTGCACCTATGTACCCAGAAGACACGCTAGAAATGCTGATGCCCCCACCGCCGGATTTGTACCAGTAGAAAACTACGGACAGTAGCTTGGTGGTAGAGATAGGAACCCCGCCTGCTACCGCTACTGTTGCCCCGTTTGCCGTTGCCGTTGTCGCTGCGTATTGGTGTGTGACATAGTTCGGGATACACAGGAACGTGTTGTCAAACTGCTGCGATGTACTTGCTATTACCACAGACGTTTCGCCCCCCGCCGCCACTTTGTAGTAGTAGGCATAGCCGTCCGTCGCGCTTGTTGCCCCTACGGTGTACCCTGCGGGGGTTGTCGGCACTGTCATCCCGGCATCCTTGCACGACACTACAACAAGCAGTTCCCCCGCGTTAGCTACGGCTGGAAGTGTCAGCGTGCGGGATGTTGTGCCCGCAGTGTCTGCCAAGTACTTCATCATCCGTATGTATGGATACCCTGCAGTTGTGTTTTGCGTTGTAGCGGCAAAACTGACGCGCAGCGTTGTTGCCGATGCGGCCGTTCCTGAAGCTGTCGCGCAAGTAGCGTTACCACGCAGCGCTTCGGATTCTGTATAGGATGAACTGAGCAGTGCACTGCAGATGGGGCCGGTTGCAATCTGCGTGACCAGTGTGAAAACACCGGCTGCTGTAATGCCCGATGCAATAACGTCTGCTGCCATAAACGTGAGATCAAAGTACTCTGTCGGCATCTTTGCAGAAGCAATGG